ACTGACACTACTGACACTTACATATAATATATATAATAAGTACTTATATATAAGGATTTTTACAAAAAAGTATGTGTCGGTTAAACCTACTGACACTTTACTGACACTTACCGACACTTGACAAGTTGTATTAACAAAAACTTTCTCATTGTAAATTGACTATCATCTTCCCCCTTTATGGTTACTTTTATATGGATATCAACTAAAGGGGATCCAGGTATTGTGTTTTGATGTTCAATTACCAATGACCAGCTTGACGGTCGTTTATTGTCACTGGAATTCCATAAACGGGGAAGCCGTTATTTGTCTCGTGGTTTGAAAGTCAATTTAATGACTAGATCACTACTAACAAAAATTTACTCCTATCAGCTACTAGTTAGACGTACTTTTCGGAGATTCCAACCAAAAACTATGTGCAAAATAGGAGTTTCCCATCCAAACATAGGCATTCCCCTAACAAGTCTAAAGCGTTCCCCTAACAAGTCTAAAGCTTTTGTTTTACAGAGTATTGACATTTGTTTTACTTGGTGTTAATCTAGTGATAGTTAAGTAAGAAACCCAAGAAAGGTCTACAAATGGAATGTAAAAAGACTGAAATGCTGGAGTTAGCTGGAAGATTTTGTCGGACGCATGATGTAGCTAATGACATTGAAGAAGTTCTTGAAGCGTTAATCCAGGATTTACCATATAAAGATGGATTGATAGATTTTGATAAGGCTTCAGATTTAGCTGATTATGCTGAAACTGATGTTGAATGTCATGTATGGGGTTGTACGTTTCATTTGCTTGAGGAAGAAAAACCATATCAAGATAATAGTTTCGAGCATTGTGATTGTGATGCGCCAGAAGTTATAGATGCGTTTTTTGCATGGGCTAAGGATAAAGTAGAAGATACATGTCTAGGAGAATCGAATGAGTGAGTTAGTTATTATATTTATCAGTTTCTGCCTTGGTGCGATCGTTAGTGTATGGCTTACAAGGAATTCATCACGCGACAAGGAAATGTATGATAAGTTGATCAAAATCCAGCAAATGGTCAAACCATTAAGCGAATTGAGCAGTGCAACCGTTTCAAAGATTGGCGAAACACTTCGCAAGTGTGATTCCAATAGACAAACATGTTCTGATTTACAGAATCGTATCATCAAATTGGAAGAAAATCTGGAGATGATAATAACCGAAGCGAACAAAAAGAAATCAAAATCTAAGGAATAATCTCCATTCGCTTAAAGAAGTTTGTCATGGTATAACAAGAACGAATATATTCGCACCACAAAAGCGATTTATCGTAGGAGTTGACCATGACAACGCTCAGTAAAAAACATGGCCCTACGTCTAAATTTGTCTATGTAATAGAGGGCTCGCCAATACCACTGGCACGCATACGAATCTCAAAAACATCCTTTAGAATTTATGACTCGCAAAAAGAACTGAAATTAATAACTCAAATCAATTTACAAAACCAGCACGGAGATAGACGATATTACCAAGGACCATTGCATGTAGATGCAACATTCTATTTCAAGATACCCAAAACGCGCGTCAAAAACTTACATGAAGATGATTGGATGGTATCGAAACCAGACACAGATAATCTTTTGAAGTTTCTTCTTGATATTGGCAATCATATACTTTGGCATGACGATGCAACTGTTGTATCAATTTCAACTAGAAAGAGGTACTCAAAAGACCCACGAACTGAATTTACCATTACCGAGATTAAAACGCTGGAGGACCCAAGTGGGAGTGAAGCAAAAAACCACCAAAAATACGACCAAGAGCAAGAAGAAGGCTAAAGAGCTGAGCTTTAAACAGAAATATATGTATGTGAACTCATGGAGCAGACAACGTGCATCTGACACTTTTATAGAAATGCTGATTGAAAAAATGTTAGATCACTTTGCCGATGACAAACATATCTGTATGTATGAATTTCTAGCAGATAATGGCATATCTTGGTATAACATGACTGAATGGCGCAAACGTCATAAAGAACTTGAAGATGTATATCAGTTTGTTCGGATGAAGATTGGCGCAAGCCGTGAAAAGAGATCAATATACAAACGATATGGAACTAACCCACAATCTATAAATCCGACACTAAGATATTATCATCCAGATTGGCGCAAATTAGCCGATGAAGAGAAGACTGAAGAAGATAACAAGAACAAGTCATATAACATAACATTACCACCACTTGAGGAGCTTTATGGCGTCAAAAAAGACAAAGACTGAGGCAATTCCTGGTAAGGTTTCTTTTAGCGATATTGACCAGATGTCTGAATTACAGTTGAAAAGAGCTGCTACGAAGATGTTGTTTCATGATGTTGTCACGCAGGAATACATTTTTAATGAATTGGAAAAGATCAGGCTTTTATTGGAAAAGCTCAGCGCTGACAAGGAGTAATATGCTAAGTCATAAAGGTTTATTTTTCTGGATTATAACAATTCCATTATTCACATGGCCTTGTGATAAAGGACCTAAAGAAAACGCTGTCAATCGGATTAGATATGCTGAAATCCAGGGGGAAATAAACCCAAAGATTGTTGTGTATGAATATGAAACGGGCAAATATACACGACCAGTTTTAAAGCGGGAGCGCTCATGCGAGGACTTACGCAAGTATATAAAGTCTGTTCATTGGAATGATCAAGGCCAAGAGGGTCGCAAAGAGAAGAAAAAGTAGTTTTATCATAAGGGAAGTGTAAATGTAGAATTGCCTGACAATTTTTCTTTTAATGACGTTAAAGTGACCGCATTATGCAAATAATGTAAGTAAGGAGTAGCGCATGAAGCAGAAAGTTCCACAAGATATCAGATGGCGCCAATATTGCAGCAGAATATTGGTGCCTGAAGAGATAATAACAACGCTAAAAGAGAAGCCGCGAATAGCAATTCTGGCAACGTTTTCAGATCAGGGAATTCCACATACTTCACCGATACAGTTTATATATCCCATAAACGAAGAGAGTTTTTTGATTGCGATCAATAAGTTTAGACAGGGTTATAGAAATATGGTCTGGCAGAAGAAAGTTAGTTTATCTTTTCTGGAAAAAGATATTGCTTACAATATTGCATGTCGAGCTGGAGTGATTCTTGCCCCATCTATGACACATCCAATAATTAATATTGTTAGACTTGATATCATAAAGGTGAAGAAGGCCAGTTCTTTGTTGATCAATATAGATAAAGGTGTGCAATATAGTTATGCATCTGATTATGCACAAGAAGTGTCTGAAGCAATATGGGAAGAGCTAAAGTTTTTATCTAAAAGGATATAAGGGCTTGTAGTAATGAAACCTGAATCAGAAGTAATTCTGAACCAATTTAAACCACGCGATTACCAGATGGACTTTGCTCGTGCATTTGAAGAACAGGGTTATAAGAAGTTATTACTGGTCTGGCCTCGCAGGTGCTTGTCTGGCGAGTCACGTATAATTATGCATGATGGATCATATAAGTTGCTTAAAGATATCCGCGTTGGCGATAAGATATTGTCTTGGAATGGTAACAATGTTGAGTGTGATGAAGTTGTCGACTTCTGGGATGCTGGTATTAAAGATGCTGTAGGTATCAAATCTTCAAAGCAGCCATATCTTGTATCGTCGGAAGATCATAAGTTTGCGTATGTAAGTAATGCGCAAGATCAAATAGTTAAGTGGGATAAAATCAAAAATAGAACTGCTCGTACGTTTTTGATGACCTATGCGGGGTTTGATAATAACGGAGAAGATAATCCAGATCTTGCAGAGTTTTTAGGCTATATGCATTCAGATGGTTATGTTTCTGGATATCAACAGCCTAAGTTTACCAACACAAATATGGAACTATTAAAACGTGTTGAGAGATTGGCTATAGACCTTTTTGGAGTTAAGGTAATTTGGCGTCCAAAAGGGAACGGTTATGACTTGGGATTTTCGAATGGAACAAGCGGTGGTGCTCGTAAAAATCCGGTCAAACAGTTTTTCAGAAATGATGCAAAAGATGTTCCTAAAAGAGAAAGACGAGTACATTCGCGCGTATGGTCTTTTAATAATGCGTCTTTGTTGGCCTTTCTGGCTGGTGTCATAAGTGGTGACGGATGTATATCTTCAGCACAAACGGGATTTGTCAGCAAAGATAGAAATCGTAAAATTCCACCAGGTGTAGAAGTAACAATTAACTGTGGATCCAATAAAGATTATGCCGAAGATATATATTGGATTTGTAGGCGACTTGGTATGTTGCCGCAAATACTTCAATTAGATAAAGGCTCTAACTGGAAAGTGAGAATATCTCGCTCTCAAGATGTTAAATTACTGCTTTCTGTTCCTATAGTTGGTAAAAGAGAACGACAACAAGAGGTTTTACAAAAGATTGAACACAACACTTTCAAAAAACAGCTCTTTAAAGGTTGTTATAGATTTTCATTTACGTCTGAGAGTGTTGAACAAGTGCATATGTATGATTTGCGCACTAAAAACAATCATAATTTTTTTGCCAATGGATTTTTGGTCCATAACTCAGGTAAAGATTTTACTATCTTTAACATGATTGTGCGTGCTGCCCTTGTTCGTGTCGGTTCGTATTTTTATTGTCTTCCAACGGCGCAACAAGCCCGTCTCGTACTATGGGAAAGTCTTACAATTGATGGTAAAAAGTTCCTTGATTTTATACCAGAAGAGTTGATTGTCAGGACTAATTCCCAGCAGATGACCATAGAGCTTATAAATGGATCAATAATACGTCTTATTGGATCAGATAACTATGACCGATCTCTTGTTGGAACAAATCCAATATGTGTAGTCTTTTCTGAATATGCATTATGTGATGATCGTGCATACAAATTTGTTCGACCTATTATGAATGCAAATAAGGGAACGGTAATTATAGCCAGCACGCCCAGAGGGTATAATCATTTTTATGATCTTTTTCAGATTGCAAAGAATGCGCCTAAAGAATGGTTCTGTCAAAAGTTGACGGTAGATCAGACGGGCCATATAGATATAAACGACATTAAGCGTGATATAGCAAATGGGGAGATATCTGAAGAATTAGCTCAGCAAGAATACTGGGTCAGCTTTGAGATGGGCATTGAAGGGTCTTATTATGGAAAATATATAGATAAGATGCGTCTTGAAAATAGAATAACTGAAGTACCATGGGAACCATCATATCCCGTTTATGTTTCTATGGATCTGGGTATGAATGACTCAACCGTGCTGATATTCTTCCAAAAGATTGGTGCAGTTATCCATATAATTGATTACTACGAGAACAGTTCACAAGGACTTGAACATTATGTTCGTCATATGAAAGACAAAGAATATGTATATGGTGAGATAATTGCCCCACATGACATTAAAGTTAGAGAATTAACCACTGGTATGTCACGACTGGAAAAATGCCGCGAGCTTGGATTAGACATGCTTGTTGCCCCAAATCTGAAAGTACTTGATGGTATTGAAGCAGTAAGAACGGTATTGCCACGCTGTTGGATAGATGAGAAAAAGTGTAAAAGGCTTATAAAGGCTTTAGAGAATTATCGCAAAGAGTTTGATAATAAGCGCAAAGTTTATCTGGATAGACCTTGTCACGATCAGTGGAGTCATGCGTGTGACGCTTGGAGATATGCCTGTGTAACATTGCCTCAATTAGGTGGTGGTTTAACTGCTGAGGAAATTGCTACAATGAAGCAAAAAGCATTATATGGTGATCAGAAAGATTTACCATATCCGTTTAATAGCAATTATAGATATCGATAGTTTGTAATTGTTTTAATTCTCTTCTTAGAATGTCGATATAACATATGTTGTATTAAATTTTTAGGGGAGTCTCCATGTCTTTGTTCCCGCGAAATTCTAAGTACTCCGACAGTGATGCGCGCTGGTTGCTCTCGATGATGGAGTCAAGTTATAATGAAGCGATAACAATAAATCAGGTCTATTGGGCTGAAGGTGATATAGATTCACGTTTTGAAGCAGGTGATCAATCTGCATGGAATGAGTATTATTCTCATTTACCAGTAAATCAGCGCAAACAGTTCAATTTTAATAGAATTAGACGTATAAAAAACATGATTTCTGGTCATCAGCGCAAACATCGCAAGTCTATCGTTGCTGAACCAATAGAAAATGGCGATGAAATGACCGCTGATCAGTTCACAAAGATATTTATGTGGCTGAACAAAAAAGAAAGCATACTTGAGACCATATCAGATGCGTTTGATAGTGCATTAACAACGGGTTTAAGTTTCATTCAGTTATGGATGGACTATAGAAATGACCCGATAAATGGAGATATAAAGATTAATAACTGCGCTTATAATAGCTTTTTGGTAGATCCGTTCTTCAGGAAGACCGATTTAAGTGATTGCAATTACCTCTGGAAGCGAAGTTATCTTACGCGGGCTGAATGTATATCACTTCTTCCTGATATGGAAGAAGAAATTATGAGTCTGAATGGCTCAGATAAAGACGGCAAGTTTCAATATATGCCTGAAAATTACGCATATAAAGACAATTGTCTGTTAACGTATGATGAATTCTACTATCGTACGTATCGCAGACAAAAGATGCTGGTTGATACACAAACGGGTGAGACGCTTGAGTGGAAATCAAAAAACAATGACTCTTTACGGGAGTTTTTGAGCCAATATCCGCAAATTGACGTGGTAGATGCAACAGTCCCAACGGTTAATCTTGGCATAATTGTCCAAGGCAAGGTTATGTACAACGATCGTGAGCCTATGGGTCTAGATACATACCCATTTATACCAATTGTTGCGTATTATAATCCTGATTTACCCTCGTATCATTTGCGTTTACAGGGAATTGTTCGTGGATTACGCGATGCACAGTTTTTGTACAATCGCCGCAAAGTAATTGAACTTGATATGCTTGAGTCGCAGATAAATTCTGGATTGATAGTAAAAGATGGCGCTCTTGTTGATCCAAATAGTGCACATCAGACTGGGCAAGGCCGTGTATTGTTCCTTAAAAAGGGCGCAGAAATAAGCGATGTTCAGCCGATAGCGCCACCACAAGTTCCACCATCAACTATTGAGCTTTCACGATTACTTGGGGAAGAGATGCAGCAAATATCAGGTGTATCTGATGAACTTCTTGGTGCAGCTGATGATGACAAAGCGGGTATTTTAAGTATGTTGCGACAAGGTGCAGCATTAACTACGCTTGAGGGTTTATTTGATAATCTGGATAACTCGCAAAAGCTGATTGGCCGTATGATATTAAAGTTAGTGCAGAACAACTTCACGCCTGGAAAAGTAAAAAATATTATTGAACAAGATCCATCAGAGCAGTTTTATAATAAGTTCTTTGGGAAATATGATTGTGCAATAGTTGCAGGTCAAAATACCGATACACAAAGACAAATGGCTCTGTCACAAGGTCTCCAATTACGTAATGCAGGGATTGCTATACCAGATGAGTTCTTCATAGAGAATCTATCGATACAGAACAAGACCGAGCTTAAGCAGATGCTGCAACAACAACAGCAACAAGCACAACAAGCACAGCAAATGCAGCAACAAGCGCAGATGGAACTTATACAAGCGCAGAAACAAGAACAAGAAGCGCTGGCAAACGAAAGAAATACAAGGTCTGCTGCCAATATTGGCCTGGCTGAAGAACGACGTTGGGAGGCATATTCTAACCTGGAAGATGCGCAACTGTCTAAGATTAAAGCGCTTTCAGAACTTGAAAAGCTTGATATAGATAAATTGAATCAATTAATAGTAATATTGAATGCAATAAAGCAAGACTCGCAAGAAGAAGTTAATCAAACAGGTTTAAATAGTGATCAAATGCAGGCTCGTTCAAGCTCCTCGGGCCTGCAAAAGCAAATGCCGCAAGAGCAGATGCCTGGTAGTTAGGGGTTGTTAACCTTGCAGGTTGTACAATATAAGAATCGTTAATCTGCAGTTTCTACAAGAGGTGAAATATGACTAAGAAAAAATATTACGGTGTTCGAGAGACCGCTGGAATAGGAAATGCATCGGGAGGACGTTGTAATCTTCCGGGTGGTGTTAAATTTGTTAATGTTCCGTTTTTCCCAACAGCTGGTAAAGAGGGGCTTGATGATTCCATGTATGAAATAGATCGTCAGATCCATGCAGATATGGGATTTCTTAACAGAATGCCAAGCAAGCTAGGAAAATAAGATGCCTTGTGCTCCACGATCTAAAGGGAAAGCTAGAAAAATAGCAAAGAAAATACTTGGAAACGGGTATTGAAAAAGTCCCATGTAAAAACCCCGACCGAGAGAAACCATTCTTCACAAATCGGTCGAGGCATCTTAAAATAAGCTTTTTTAGTCTAATGTATCATCTATAAACTTACAACCTTCGCCCGTTGTTTCATTATTGCCGTCTTCATTGAAATTTAACTTAATTGTTAAGTTATTTATTTCATCAAGGTCATCAAGAAGGTCTTCTGTAAAACTTAGTTTTGCCCCTGGAATATCCCAGTCAGCTGCACACATGGCTTCAATAAATTTAGGTGGTAATCCGTTTAGTCGTACAACTTCTCCTGTATCGGTCATTCGTTCATGGTATAAACACCCTTGGTTAGACAGTAAAACCAGTGCTATAAATACAGTAATGTACGTCATAGACTTCCCTTTTTTTAGAAAATTTATAATGCCTAAGGTTAGAACAGTAGAAGCTATAAAACAAGGAGTGCAATGAAAATATCTGAAGATAAAATGAAAAGGCTTGCTAAAGAGCTTGATATTAAAAAGAACAATATTCCCTACGCTGCGTTTAAGCGTGGTGTTCAAACTGAGCTCGAACATGGCCCCAAAAGTAAAGGCGGTATTTCCAATAAAACCGACGTAACGCATGGCAATTTAAAAAAGACTGCAAAGATAGCCAAGGCCCATTTGTTGGAGGGACCAAAGTATTATCAATATCTAGATAAGTTGGAGAAAAAACTTGAAAAACCAAAAAGGAGAATGTTTAATGGAAAAGGCACGAAAACGAGAGCAAAAGCGACTTCACAAGCCAAAAAAAGCTACAAAAAAAGCATATCCAAAAGGGCCAAAAGCAAAGGCTAAGATAAAAAAAATTTTTCGTGAAGCAAAAGCAGGAAAATTAAGATCTGGAAGTAAGACTGGACCTAAAGTTACTTCACAAGACCAGATTCTCGCGATAGCATTATCAGAAGCAAGAAAAGCATCCAAGCGTCCGAGCCGCAAAAAACAAGCACGTAAAACGAGTAAGAAATAGCATATTAATGAGAGTAATATGCAGCTAGTGCGGCAGAGACGCTTGTTGCAATGGTAGATACAAGACCAATAGAAGCGATAATAATTTTCTGTTTTTTGTGTAATTTCACTTCATCTTTTTTGCGAATAACGTTCTCAGATAATTCTTTGATGATGTATTCAGTAATTTCATCACGGTCTATTTTGGATTTTCCTTTTTTAGATTCAGCAATTTTTTGAAGTGCTTTTCTTGTTTGACGCAATTCTTTATACAATTTACCTTCACGGTCTCTCTCGAGACTTTTGCCAATTGTTTTGATAACAAACGCATCTGAGTTTCCATTCATTGCTTTATGAACAAGTTTATAAGCAAATGGGTGCATCTTGCGTGCGTAGTCAACAGCCGATGGAGATCCGGGTTCGATTTCAATAATTATGGAATTTGATCGGTCACGTTGTGATGTTTGTAATTCCATTGAGCACGATGCTATACATGCACTAATGAGTAAAAATATTAACTTGTTCATACATCTCCTTGTTTTTTACAAGGATAACTAAGAATGGTAAAAAGGAGCAAGAATGAAAGAGAAGCGTGATACTGTAGGAAGATTAGCCCGAATGGCGTTTGAGAAATATGCGGGTGAATATGATATTGAAGATATACGTGAAGAAGCCCAAAAAGATTACTTAAATAAACTTGTAGATACAGCCTATCAGGGAACAAAGTCTTATAATGATGACTTTTTTGTTGTAGTTGAGTCAAAGATTGAACCACTAATGAAAAACGTCATAAGAAACTATATTTTCCATAGATCAACATGTCCTACACCACATTATGGCCAAACAGTTTACAGATATCGATATACAACTGATGAACTTGAGTATTTATGGTGTGTTCCAGATAAAAACCAGGCCGAACATATAAGAGAACATGTGTTTGAATATCCTGAAAGTTATCGGGGGTTAGTTGAGCATGTTATCGATTTTTATGATGGAACACTCGCACGCAAAGCCCTTGAGCTAAATAAAGAAGATATGAGAATAGCGGAGCATGTAGTAATACACTAAGGAGTAATATGTTAGAAAATGAAGAATTAAGCGAGGTTCAAAATGAATCTGAAGTCACTGCTGAGTTTATTCAAGAAACCGAAGCACAACAAGACAACGAACAAACTCAAACAGAAGAAGAATCTCAAGAACAAAAAGCGCAAATTCCCAATCAAGCAAATGATCCTTACGTCGATCAAGTACAAAACTGGAGAGCACTCCGAGAAAAAGTAGCCCAAGCTGAACGCGAACGAGATGAAGCGCTGGCGAGATTAAATCAAAATCAACCCAATACTCAAACAAACCAAGAATCGTTTAATATAGGCGATGATGATTTGGCTGAGGGCAAGCATCTTAAGTATTACTATCAACAAAGCGAGCAAAAGCTAAAGCAAGTTGAAGAACAATTAATTGAGACTAAATTGCGTAATGCATATCCTGATTTTGATAGCGTTGTAAATCAAGAAACATTAAGTATGCTTCGTGATGCAGATCCAGAACTTACTGAATCACTTGCAGCAAATCCAAACTTGTATTCAAAAGCAGTAGCTGCGTATAAATCAATCAAACGCTATGGATTATCGCCAAAAAGTTACGACAAAGAAAAAGAAATGGTGAAAAATAATTCAGCTAAACCACGAACAGTAAATTCATTAAGTCCACAACAAGGAAATAGCCCGCTATCAAAAGCAAATGAATTTGCCCAGCGTCTTACTCCAGAACGAAAAAAACAAATTCGTGAAGAAATGCGAGAGATTATTCGCAACGGTTGAAAATTAATGGTGCTTCATCCGCTTCTCTTATTGGCCCCCATTTAACTATGGGGGTTTGTTTTACTTTAATTTTTCATGATACAAATTCATTGAGTTGTAATGGAAGTCGCTCATCCAAAAAATGGCCGTATCGAATCTCGCCAGTTCATGACTGTAGCGGAATTATCCGCATAAGACTCGTCATCTTGTATGAATGGTTAAATCTATTTGTATAAGGAAAAAATATGCCTATAACTACAACAACCCAGTTACCGGCTCAGGTAAAATGATGTGCCTGACTAAAATTCGAGGTAATTACTTGGAAAGTCTAAACATAAGTAACAATCCTTGCTATACTACATATGGTGCAACATATATAGATAAAAAGGACTACTTATGCATGATAACCAGAGGCAAACGCATTGGGCGTATATAGCAGGTGTTATGGATTCTGATGGAACGTTTATGATAACAAGGCACAAACGAAAAACTACGCGAAAAAACCATCCACATACAGTGGATCAATGGTCTTGGACGTATTTGCCAGCCATAAAGGTTTCTCAAGTTGAGCCAGAAGCAATAAACTTTCTTGCAGAATTTACAGGACAAAAAACTATATACCTCCATGGCGCTTCTCCTTCGCGACCAACAAGACGACCTATTTATAGTTGGGGAATTAGAAAAAGATCTAATTTGATACCTTTTTTAGAAGGTGTTATCCCATACTTGCGTATTAAGAAGAATAGGGCTTTATTTTTGTTAAAATACTGCAAACATGTAATAGAATGTCCTAATCCGTATAGGTATTTTGGTTTATCGAAGGAAGAGCTAGATTTTCGAGAGGATTCGTATCAGAAAATGCGAAAGCTCAATGAAAATAAAGTAGCCGCAGAGACTAAACCCTTGAAACGCGAGAGCGTAAGTGATAGTCCAAACTTATAGGAAACTATAAGAGGATTGATCGAAGCGTCAGTCCCGCCAGAAATGGTCAGTAGGGCTTAACCCACCCGAAAGTAATAGCTAGACAACAAACATGGGATAACCGGTTGCTTGCAGCAGAAACTCCAGAATTAATTCATGGATTCGCTGCAATGTACAGAAATATGCCTAAAAATGGTGGCCGTTTCTTGCGTTCAAGCAGATATGAACTCTTACCAACTAGCCCAGTTCCTCTTGGAAATACGGGTGTTACACCTCCGGCGGTAACTCCAGATAGAGTAGATATTGATGTTCAAATGCAATTTTATGGTCAATACGTAATTTTAAATGAGCAATGTACGCTCCAAAACCAAGATCCCGCGCTCACGGCCGTAACAGAGCGTCTTGGTGTATCCATGCGTATGACTGAAGATGAATTGACTCGTGATATGCTGGCAGCCAGCGCAGGGTTCATAAACTGCGTCGGCGGCGGAAATGGAGATAATCCTACAGAAATCACCGCTTCAGATTGTGCAGTTGCATACCAGGCCTTGCGTAGTAATAACGCAAAGACGGTTGCAACAAACATTGAAGGCGCGGATAAGTTTGGTACTTCTCCAATTAGAAATTCTTATTTGGCGATGTGTGACTCTGACTTGTCTACAGATATCCAGAATGTAAATGGATTTGTACATGCTGCGCAGTATCCACAACAGGCAAATATTCGCCCAAGTGAGTGGGGTAATGTACAGAACTTGCGCTTCTTCACATCGAGTGTTGGATCAATAACAACTGCAGCTTCTGCTGCCGGTGCTGATGTTTATAACATCTTTGTCACTGGTATGGAAGCGTACATGCTGGTTGATCAAGAATCTTATGGAAATCATTTTGTGTACTTGCCACCTGAATTTTCTGGGCCTCTAGCGCTAAATGCGTCGGTGGGATGGAAGATGTCGTTTGCAAGTACAATCACAAATGACCTTTGGGTTCTTAATCTTCGCACAACGCGTCGATTCTAATAAAGGAGATTATTATGTCGATGGATAACACTATAATCCAGCAAGGTTCATTTACTGCTGATGGTAATGATCATTACATAGTACTCAGATCAGATATTGACTGGATAAAAGTCTATAATCTTACGCAAGCTGATGCAGCAAATAATGGTTATGGATTTGAGTATTACTGGCAACGTGGTATGACCGATGGTCGTGGTATGTTGTGGTATCATCCTGCAGGCGATCAGACTGTTGCAGTTGATCAAATTGCTGCAGGTGGCGGATTCTTTTATGTTGATTCTTCAGATACTGATCCTGATGCTGCGATTATCTTGAATGGTGCATTTGCAACTAATGCCACACAACCTGTAGTTTCAACCGGTAATACAGCAGGTTTGGCAACCGGTTCGATAGTACGTTTATCTGGAACAACAGCTGCAGAATCGCTTTCCGGTTGGGATTTCGAGATAGACACAGTTATAGCAAACACGTCATTCAGAATGCGTTATGCAATGGCTAATGCGCCTGGTGCAGCAGCAACTGCCGGATATTATCGAAGAGTACCATTTGATCCGATTTTCTATCCACGCTGGAGAAACATTGTAAATATCACACAAGCAAATCCAGCTGTGATAACAACATCAGTTCAACATGGATATACCGTTGGACAAAAGATCAGGATTAGTCTTCCAGATGCAAACTTTGGCATGACTGAAATCAACGGTCTTCGTGCAACTGTGACTGCAGTTACAGCCAGCACAATAACAACTGATATTGATGCAAGCGCGTTCACCGCATTTGCATTTGCATTACCTGCAACTGTTCCATTTACCATGCCTAGCGTCGTACCGGTCGGTATGGATACGGGCGTTGCCCTGTCTGGTGCAGTCGATCTACTTGCTGATGCAAAATATAACACTGCTTATATTGGCATGCAGCTTAAAGGTGGAACTGTTGGACCTGCAGGAAATAATAATGATGAAGTTTACTGGGTAGCTGGTAAATCATTTAGCAATCTAGCAGAGTAAGTTAAGTAATTTGGGGCTCCTTCGGGAGCCTCAATAAAAGGAGCATAATGATGCAAGTAAAACAAGCCGGAGAAATTTTAATTAACCCAACAGCTGAGTCACGATCAAAAAAGGTTGATATAGAGAAGTTGCGTAGGCGTGATAATCGTATAGTTAAAGGACGTTTTGTAAATTTTCTTTATCCCGGATCTGTAAAATCAATGATGTATCGTGCATATAAAGGTGACCCAGTAGTCAAATATAGTTTCCGTGATGGAGAAATATATGAGATTCCGTTTGGTCTTGCGCGACATATAAACAATGATGTTGGTGAAAAGGAAAGTGAATATCTTTTGGATGCGGCAGGAAGGCCAAGTAAATTAGCAAACCGTCGTAAACGAACTTGTGCATTTGAAAGTCTGGATTTCATTGATTTTGAGTCTGAAGGACCTTCAAAGCATGAGACAACGATAACCGACTTACCTCCACTTACTCAAGGAAAATAATGCCAGTATGGTACAGTGATCCCGATCCGGTATTCAGATATGCAATGCGTGTAGTAACTGGCATCACCAATACAGAAAATGCTGTAATAACAACTTCTGTTGATCATGGTTATGATACAGGCCTGATCGTGAGATTGCATGTGCCAACGTATTATGGTATGCGTCAGATAAACAAGAAAAGAGGTACTATTATTGTTTTAACTGATGATACATTTAGAATAGATATTGACACTACTAAGTACGATTCCTTCGCGGCCCCACCGTATTCACAATATTACTGGGAAACGGCGTATGTTGTGCCAATTGCTGTTACCGTTGATAATGATAGCTCGTTGGCTTTCAAAAATATCCTCTAGGAGAGATAATGAGTGCAACACTTGCCGATATACAGACAAAAGTACGTCGTTTAACCCGTTCACCATCTATATCGCAAATATCTGATGCGGATCTGAAAACATATATAAACGATTTTATTCTGTATGACATGCCAGAGCATCTGCGTTTGTTTACTTTTAGGCGTGTTTTAAAATTTTATACATCTCCATATATTGATGAATATCCAACAAATACGATCAATGCAGATGATCCACTGTATAACTTTAAAAATGCATACATAACATCACATGATCCAATTTATATTGCTGGAAAATTGGCATATTTCACGCAATCTCGGATGAACTTCTACAGTTTGTTTATTCAGAATCAACAAAAGTATCAAATTGGAACTGGTGATGGTGCAACCACGTTATATACTGGAACTTTAGCACATCCGCTAATCCAAAAAAGTGTTTTGTTTACATCCTATGATGCAAATGGGGCCGCAATCGTACTAAAAGATGTTCCGCAAATCGACGGCGTAACTGGTATTGCTACGTTATTAGGTGATTTATATGTGCCAGATGACACTTCAGCTAGTCTTGGAACAATAAACTATAAGACTGGTGATTATTCGCTAACATTCCCAGTCGCTCCTGATGCCAGCGCTGAGATTTATGCGCAATATGTGACACATACACCTGGATTGCCAACGTCTGTTTTGTATTTTAATAATACCTTTTTCTTGCGGCCAGTTCCTGATATTAGCTATGAAGTTAAAGTTGAGACATATGTCAGGCCAGATGCGCTTGTTAATGATGCAGATTATCCTGAATTAGAGCAGCATTGGCAGTATATATCGTATGGCGCTGCAAAGAAAATCTTTGAAGATCGTATGGATATGGAATCAGTACAGTTAATTACTCCTGAATTTGAAAAGCAACAAGAGTTATGCGAAAGACGTACTCTTGTGCAGACCATGAACGAACGTGCTTCAACAATTTATACGGAACAAGTAAAACCAAGTGCCAGTTCATGGAGCTGGTTTAGTAATCCATAGGAGGTAATTATGCCGGTATACAATGTCACACCAAATGCGGCTGATCGAATTAGCGAGACACAAGATCCAATTAAAACAAATTTCGCTTCAATTGGTACGGTTGTTGCGGTAAATCATAATGCTATTGATGGTGCGAATGCAGGGATGCATAAATTCCTTCAAATGCCAGAACAGGGCGCTGCGCCGACAACCGCCGCAAATACTGGTGCAATTTATACAAAGGTTGGAGCAGACTCGGCTGTTACAGAATTAGCTTTCAGGAGAGAAGGCGATGGATCAGTCATTGAGATGACAGCTAAAGGCGCAAGTTGGACATGGTTACCTTCAGGTATTTTGATGCACTGGGGACAAAATTCATGGACGGGTACTCAAACTGCGATCGCTGCAAATGCTGGTCCCAAATTTACAACCGTTTATTCAGTCTTACTAACTCCAACTAATGGTTTTCCGAATGGTCTTATACGATTTGTTTCCGCAACCGTTATTCCGGGAACGCGCGTTGATTTAGAGTGTCGAGGGTTCGATCTAAATAATGCTGATGCTGCTGCACAAGCAAAATATCTAATAATCGGAGTTTAATATGCCACGAAATGCTTTTTTAGTTGGTCCATATGAATCCGGATTTGTAAATGCAGTCAAGCCATACGCACTACCGGAAGATGCATTTAATAGAATGGAAAATGCATACGTATGGCGTGGCCATGTGAAAAAGCGTTTTGGAAGCAGATTATTTACCAGCACTGCTGGCGTTGCATATGAGCATTTAAATTCACGACTGCGTGTTGCTCTGACAAATGCGGGTACAGGCGCAGCAGTTGTTACAGATGGAACAGGCGCCGCAGCTGATACAGTTCCTGGGGCTAAGTTTAATGTCGGGCAAATGTTTTCCATTGGAACTACGCTATATACCGTCTATCAAAATGGAGCAATGCATAAAACTGATGGAACGACTACAGCAACGTTTAATACTGGAACAGGTGCGTTTGTTTTTGCTGGAGCGCCCATAAATACCCAAGTGTATTGGTATCCAGCTGATCCGGTAATGGGGATAACACAGTATGAAGCAACAGACATTAATGATGAGCCTACTTTTGCCTTTGATACTCAGTTTGCCTATCAACGAGCAGGTGGTGCTTGGTCTCGGCTTGGAGCCGGTATATGGACTGGGAGCGACTCACAATTTTTCTGGGCCACAAATTATCGCGGAGCTGCAAATGATGATTACTATTTGTTCGTGGTAAATAATAACCGTGCAGATGGAATTAGTTATTGGACAGGTGCTGCATGGGCCACTATTACTCCTCAGACAGCGTTAAATGTAGCAAATGCAGTTAATTATGTGCTTGAATCAGCGCGATTAATTATTGCTTTCAAGGATCGCTTAATAGCTCTTAACACTATTGAGACGGTTGATGATGGAGCGGCTAATCCAATTGATGTGATTTATCCACAGCGTGCTCGTTGGTGTAGAAATGGCGACCCAACAACTCCAATAGGTGCCAATGGCAGTTGGTATGATGATATTCCGGGTCGTGGTGGATGGATAGATGCTCCAACAAAAGAAGCAATTATAACAGCACGTATCTTAAAAGATCGTCTTTTAGTTTACTTTGAGCGTAGTACGTGGGAATTGGTATATACAGGCAACCAGGTATTGCCGTTTGTATGGCAAACAATTGATGCTGAACTTGGGGCAGAGTCAACATTTTCATCCATATTGTTGGATCGTACTGTTTTAGGTGTTGGCCAAAGTGGTATTCATCAAAGTGATGGTTTGCATGTAAGCCGTATTGATGACAAGATCCCGCAAGAAGTATTTAAAATCCATAATGATAATGTCGGTGTTGAGCGGGTTGCGGGTGTGCGTGATTATAATACCGAAATGGCATATTGGGCTTTTCCTGATGCAACATATGGTGGAACATATCCAAACCGTGTATTGGTCTACAATTATAAAAACAATTCATGGTCGTTTAATGATGATGCAATAACCGCTTTTGGATATTATCAAAACGTTGATGATATGACATGGGGAACATGTCCATACACATGGGAAGAGTTTGATCGTTTATGGCGATCAGGATTAAACCAAAGTTTGACCAGAAATGTGCTTGCGGGAAATCAAGAAGGTTTTACGTTTATAATTGACTCTACAAAGAATTCAAATGCAGCAGCGTTGCAAATCACTGATATGGATATAACTGTATTGCCGTTGATTAACTTGACGGTTATCAATCATAATTTGCGTCAAGGTGATTATGTATTAATCGAGTTTGTTCAGGGTATTACCAATGTTAACGATGTTATTTATGAAGTTGTTAGCGCAGATGCGAGTGTTCCAAATACGTTAACCGTTCGTTCAACTCCAGATATAACAACAGCAGCTGGAGCATATACTGGTGGTGGTATGATATCGCGCGTAAGTAAAATAGATCTACTGACAAAGCAATTCAACTTTTACAAAAGCGATGTTCGCATGGCTATTGATAAAGTTATCTTTGATGTGGATAAAAGTTCAGCTGGCCAGCTTTATGTAAATTTCTTTACTTCAACTTCCAGTGAAAATATGGCTACAACGGCAGTCGCAAATGGTACTGCAGTTGGTTCGTATGATCTAGATACAAGTCCGTATGCATTATATCCACAAGAAGACGCACAAAATCGCCTTGTAAGGCCTGTTTATTTGCAAGCTGAAGGTGATTGCATCCAGTTGCAATTAACGTTCACTGAGAGCCAAATGTATGATCTTGATAATATGCGAAGTGCGTTTGAATTAAACTCTATGACTTTTTACGCTACTCCGACTTCGACCAGATATTAATGCGTGCAGTCTTTCAACTACACGCACAAAAAGGGAGGAGGGTTAGGCTTATAAATAAAGCTAAATCAGGCCTTGATATACTCGACGACTACGTGTGATTTTGTATAAGCAGCATAATTCGCAGCGGTTGTTATGGATACGTTTGCCGCAGTAATTTGTACTTCAATATTATTTGCTAACACTGTAGACGAATATGGCAATGGTATGCCGCCCGGAATTGTGGGATTAGTTGCACATCCATAAATTCGCGTGAAAACAAAAGCGTTCGTTAAGTTTATGTTGTGTGCAACGGTTTTATTTGCAGCGTTTGGCAACGCGCCACAATCTATTACCTTTCTAAAAACCTGTCGATAGGTGGCAGGAGCAGACGTATGACTATTAACCACAGAATAATCAGGATAAAAGAGCTGTCCATTTACAAATTCCTCCTGTGCATAATATCCAGAATCTTTAATATTAAGTGCTAATATCAAGTTGTTGAAATTCTGACGCAATCTAACGGTGAAATCTTCTGAATTAACATTTGATCTACCAAGATCATAAATTTGCGTAGTTCCAACAAATTGGCCCGGATTTACTTCATTTGGATATGACGCCATAACTCATTTCCCATTCGGTTAAAATTCGATCTACACTTTAATCGAGATCTCACAGGGTAGCTTCCTGTACTATAGTAAAATTTTTAAAAGAGGTAAAAATATGGCCTTAGGAACAATAACAGCATTCGCAGTTCCAGCACTTGCAAGTTTATTAGGTAGTTGGTTGTCTGGTAGGAATAAATCTGGTACACCACAAAATCCACAACTTATGAACCAGCAAAATCCACAAGGGTTTCCGCAATATCAATTGCCTAATGGTGGAACTGCAGTTGGTCTACCAAATTTCAATCCACAACAAATGTCTATGTTAAGCCAATTGGGATCTAGTGGGTTGAGCGGCCTACAAAGTTTGCAAGGTCTTGGAAGTTTGCCAAGCGCAAGTTTTGCGCCAATTGAACAAGCAGCACGTTCTCAGTTTCAGCAACAAACCGTTCCTGGAATTGCAGAACAATTTACAGGGGCTGGTGCAGGAGGCCAACGTTCAAGCGCATTTACAAATGCTTTAGGGGCAGCAGGTGCAGGTCTTGATGAAAGGCTTGCAGCGATGAAGCAAGGTTTTAACATGCAAGAACGCCAGCAATTAGTCGGAGAACGTGGACAAGAAATTAATCGCTTGATGAATATGTTGAAGTTTGGACTTACACCACAATATTCATATCAAGGATTTCAACGACAACCTGGGTTTGGCGAGAGCTTAGTGACTGCTGCAGCACCAGGTGCAATTAAACAAGGTATTAAATATGGAATCCCAGAATTGATGAAATATTTAGGGGGTTAATAATGGCTATAAAATGGGCACCATTTCAACCATCTATGGGACAAAACATTGGATCTGCAATTGGAGCAGGTTTAAGCGGTGGGCTTGAAGAGTTAGATAAAATGCGTACACAAGCACTTCAGGATCAGCAAATGGCAAGCAGTTTGCAGCCATTGTTTGAACAAATGGGTTTAAATCCAGAGTTAGCAACATCATTTGTCAAGGCTCCGTATGCAGCACAACAACAGTTTCTTGCGCAACAAAAGCCTACCCCTCAATCGCCAGATTATCTTTCAAGCCCAGGATATAGGACGCAATTATTAAAAAATTTTGATAGAAGAATTAGGCGTACGTTAGGAAAGTTTAAAAATGCACCAGAAGTGTCAGAGCTTGCCTATGGAAAACTCAGTGAATTAATTAATAATGGAATACCAATTAATCAAGCTATGGATGAAGCGATACAGTTTTCCTTGCAACGTGGACAACGAGCTCCAGTAAAAGCTACGTCGAATAAAGAACAGGAGGCGCCCAAAAAGACGGCTGTGAAAACAAAAAAGCTTACGCCTAAAATTGTAGATAAGTTTTTAAAGAAAACAAATAATAACCCTAAAGAAGCGCGAGAGCTAGCAAGAAAAGCTGGTTACGAGGTATAAAATGCCAAAGGATATTTTTGATCAAAGATCTGAAGTGCTTAGTCAAGAACCACGTGCTGATATTTTTGAACAGCAAGCCGCAAAGACAGATAAAAAGCTGCAAGATCAATATAAATTAGGACGCCAGCAAGGCGATAAGTTGCTTGATCAATTAATATTACAAAGTGGTAAAAACCTTGCACCACCAGCTCCTAAACCAGAACCAGGCAGAGGAGTTGCAGGTTCATTTCAGCGTGGATTGCAATCCGGAGTCTCTGGGATTCCATTTGGTGGTCCACCTGCAGATGTTGAAAACGAAACGTGGTACGAGCATTTAGCAAAGCTTGGCGGTGGGGTCGTTTCAGATTTGCCAGCTATAATGTTAGGCGGAGAAGCTGGCGCAATTGCTGGAAGTTCAATTCCAGTCATTGGAACTGCGGTAGGAGGTGCAATGGGAGCCTTCATGTTGCCATCTTTATTAAATCAGTCGTATCAAGAATATGCCAGGTATGCAAAAGATGGTCACGATTTAACGTTTGGTGAGTTTTTGTCGAGTGCAGGACGTATAACAAAGCAAACGGGTAAAGCGGGCATTATGGGAGCAGCTCTTGGAAAGGCGCACAAACTTTTACCGTATTTGCGTGAAATACCAGGTATGGATAAAATTTTAAATACCAGAATTGGAAAAGCTACTGGAGAAGTAGCTGCAGATATTGGCGCATTAACTGGAACACAGGCGGTCGTTGAAGGAGAAATTCCCTCAGGTCAAGATATCGCAGACAATGCAGCATTGGTACTTGGTGCACGTGTTGGCGGTGCAGCGGCAAAAAAGTTAAAACTTGGTGATTCTATTGAAGCGCTAAGAAAACCAGTCCAAAAAGCTATTCAACCAGCGCTGGATGCTATTGCAGATAAAACAGCAAAATTAATTCCAGAAGGATTGCAAAAGAAAGCTACGGCTTTAACAGAAAAAATAAAGGCGCTTAAATCTACAGCGCAAGAAGCAAAATTTTTTGAGATGCTAGAAGATCATATAGGCAAGCGCGATGCCCGTATGATCAGAAGTCAATTTAAGTGGAATCGTGAGTTAGCAAAACTAGAAAAGGCCGGCAAACTCCCAAAAGGTGCGCTTGAAGATATGATGTATTATCGTCAAAAAACGGGTAATCCGTTTAAAGAAGGTGATACATATGATGCACTAAAAAAAAGGCTTCCAGAACAAGCCAAAAGTTTTGTTGATAACGTTGTCGATAAGCACTTCAAAGAGACGTTAAAGAACTGGAATGAAAGCCCAGATACACGCAATATTAATCCACGAGAAGCTTTAGAAGAAATATACTTACCTGGATTATATGAATATGATCCCAAAAAATACGCACGTGCATATGAAGAAGTAAGTAAGCAATTTAAAACGCGCAATCCATTTACAAGTGAAAAAAAATTCTTAAGCTATATGGAGGCTTTTCAAGAAAAAGGATTAGTTCCTCGATATAAAAACATTGTTGATCTCATGAGGGCTTATGACCAAATAATGATTAAAACAATGGGAAACAATGAACTTTTGAAAGAAGTGAAATCGTACGAAAAAAACAATGGTATTAAATTAATCGTTAACCCGACTAACACAGCAGAGTATAGAAAAGCGCGTGCTAATGGATATGTTCCATTTGATGATGTTTTTCTAAGGCGATATGTTACTGGTGTAAAAGATGGCAAGCCAGTATATGCGACATCTGCACGTCCAGCACTTGTGCATCCAGAGTTTACTCAAGCTTTTCAAGGAGTCTTCAAAAAAAATGCATATACCCCCGAAAACCCCTTTTGGAAGTATTATGATTCGTTTAATGATATTGTTAGGTTTAATCGGGTAGCTATGTCTCCTTTTCATTATGTAGCACTTATGGAAAGTGCGTTAGGGTCAAAGGGGCCAAAAGCATTGCAATTCAAAAAATGGATGCAAGAGGGAAAAAACTTATTTAATAATGAAGAGTTTATGGTTGATGCAGCTCAATCAGGGCTTGTAACGCGACCAATAAATGAATCTTCTTATAAAAAAGGCCAGTCATTGTTAGATAAAGGCCTTGCTCAATTAGAAAATAAAGGGTGGGATGCTGCGTCTAAAAATATAAAACGAGGGATGAGCTTTTTGTTTGATGAGTTCCACCCGTATTTAAAGTTAACAACATGGCGTGAAATTGCTGATAATGTAATAAAAGATAGAGTTGCTGCAGGTACTCCGCCAGATGCTGCAGAAATTAAACAAATAAAAAAAGACGTGGCTAAACACGTAAACAATATTTATGGCGGCCAAAAATGGGAAACCATGAAATGGCTAAACAACCCAAAAACCATGAAGATTATTCGTCGTATGATTGGATATCCTGATTGGACTACGTCGGCTATACGACAAGCTGCGGAAGCTTTTGATCCTGGTCTTCGGGGTGAACTATCTCGAAAATATTGGCGACAATACGGAGTTTCAATGGCTGCGATTACAGCATTAATGCGAACGTTATCTAGCGGATTTACAAATATTGATCCAGATGCTTCACCAGCTGGAATTAGATGGGACATAAATAAAGCATTAAATGGAATCATGGAGGATGACCCGACTAGGTGGTACCATTGGGCGCTTCCAGATATACCAATGAAAATTGCTGGTAAAATTTATAATCCTGGCAGAGATGAAAAAAATAGAAAACTGTATGTCCATGTAGGTAAACAAGCACTTGAGTTGGGCGGATATCGTACTGATTTTGTAAAGACTTTATTTAGCAAGGCTAGTCCACTCATTCAAATAGTCGGCAAACAGATAATCGGAGGAAGTCCGCAGTTAAGCGGCATGCCATATCCAGCTCAAGCCACATATAAAAGTGGACGTTTAGTTCCATGGAAAGGGACTGAATTTGGATCACTTGAAAATATTTTATCCCGTGCTCGAGATGTTTTAGAAAGCATGCTTCCATTTACTGTGCGAAATATAACAGAAAAAGGCATTGCTCCATTTGTTGCATCTGGTGCAGGCGCTGTCCCTATATCTAAAAGTATGAGTCTTTTTAGCGCTGAGCCGCTTATTAAAAAAGCAATGAAGAAAAAAAATACCAAGGAATTAAATCGCATTAAACGTGTCTTGAAAAATAATGGTTATAGAGAGGGCCAAATTCGTGGGCGGTTTAATAAGATGCGCAAAGAGATAAAAGAAGAAAGTTAATTGCAGAATTTATCATATTCGCTCTCTTTGTAGTCCCCTGGCGATCTGTCGCAAAATCCATGTCCTCATTGGAATATTTCGCTTTGCTGCACATGCGCGTATTTCAGATAGTACTGACTCAGGAATTTCAATATTCATCTGCTTTAAGCCGTATTTCTTGCGTGATTCGCTTTTCATAATTAATTCCCTTGATAAAGTCTAGACCAATCTTGTAAAAAGTCTAGTTAATCTTTTTAAATCCATATTAGTGTGAAATCGTAGTAAGAAGCAATTAATTTAGGAGAGTAGTAATGGCAATAAATAGAATAGGTACTGTTCGAGCTGTTGGTGTTAATTCACCTTTCGTAGATGTATATCCGGAACCGATAGTTGTTAATCGAGCTCCAACAACGTCAGACCGTGCAGAAGTCGGAACAATATGGATTGACCAGACTGGTAACGATATTTACATGTTACTGGAAGTGGTTGCAAATGTTTCAACATGGACATCAATTGGTGCAGGTGCTTCATCATTTGATTCAGTAACATCAACAACATTTGTTAATGCAGGCACAACTATCACAGCCGGCACAGGCTTAACGGTTACAACAGGTAATCTTACAATTGGTGATTTAACGACCGAAGGCGTATTGTTTAATACCGCAGCAGGCGTTGTTCAATCAAATGCCGGAACCGATGGACAGGTAATCATAGCTGCTACTGGAGCAGCGCCCGCATTTGCCAGCATAGTATCCGGTGATGGTTCTATGTCGATAACAGCTGGTGCAAATTCATTGGATCTTCGTGTAACTGGTGCCGCAGCATCTACATTCCCAACAGATGCCGGGATAGCAACCCCAGTACTTGGTGCAACTACAATCAGTGGTGGCACAAATATTGGAACAACTGGTG